ATGTCTACAGAAGATATGAATATAGCTGATCAAAAAGTTGGTAAAGATTCCGTTGTTGTTGGGAATGCAGAAGCACCAGCAATATATGCTATAGCAATTGGTGCTTCACCACTAATTTCTAAATCAATTAGTGAGGGCGCTATTGCTATTGGGCAAAATCAACAGGCGGGTAGAGAAGAGAATCAAAATCAGGATTATAAAGTCATATGGCCAATTGCGATTGGCGCTGATTCTGTATCCAGTGGGACAGCTTCTATTGCTCTAGGGCAAAAGGTTGTCGCTAGTGGGGTTCAGGCAGTAGCTATTAGCCAAAATTCCACTTCAACAGGAAGTTCGAGTGTTGCAGTGGGATCAGACTCTATATCCAGCGGTTCGTCTGCTGTTGCTCTGGGGAAAAAGCGATTGCCAGGGGGAATCAGGCAGTAGCAATTAGTCAAAATTCCTCTGCAACAGGAAGTTCGAGCGTTGCATTAGGAGAAGGCTCTGTATCCAGCGGTTCGTCTTCCATTGCTCTGGGACAAAAAGTTTCTGTCAGTGGGTCTCAAGCAATTGTGATTGGTCAAAACTCCTCTGTAACAGGGAGTAGGAGTATTGTATTAGGATCAGACACTCAATCCAACTCTTCGTCTTCTATTGCCGTGGGGCAAAAGATTAATATTAGTGCGTCTCAGGGAATTGCGATTGGGCAAAACGCCTCTGTAACAGCAAGTGGGAGCATTGCATTAGGCGCAAATTCTGTTGCCAGCAAACCGAATGTTGTTTCTGTGGGAAAACCGGGTAATCAACGTAAGATTGTGAATGTTGCTGCCGGGGATATTTCCAGAAACAGTACGGAGGCGGTGAATGGTCAGCAATTATATTCTGAATTGGCAAAAATGAGTGCATTAGATATGAAAAATAAGCAACTGGAAATGGATATTAAAAAGCTGGAGAGTACTATAAATAGGCTTACCCATTCTATTGCTAATCTTACTCTGCTGTGCCAGAAAAATGCAGATGAAGTTGCTTTGTTGAAGAAATGAATTCTTAACACATTGGATTATTAATAACAAATGGATTCGACTAAATTAATAAGTGCATTTTCAGGAGGGGAGGTTAGTTGCTATTACCTTAACCTTGGTATCTTTCCTTTTCCAAAGGAAAATGCACTAAAGTTCATCAACCATTAGCAGAAAGTTGAAACGAAATCAGGAAATAAAAGAATGGATTAGCCGGTTAATTTGGTAGGGGGTAAGTCCAGAACATAAAAGCCAGCTCGGAAACTGGCTGTTCACGTATCGGTTAAAAAGTAGACTTAAAGAAAGCGAGGTGTTGACAGGTAGACAACAACGCTATGAACACTTGATATGAAAGATGTAACAGATTTCATGATGAACTCTCTTTATTGGTAAAGTGTGATTTGTTTCACGAAAATCTAAATTGTGGCTGTGATTTTAATCAGAAAAACTTCAGAGTCAAGCAGTTTTTAAAAATTATTTTAAATATTAAAATAATTTTGTATCGAGTGTTTTAGGTGATGAAGTGAGCAAATCTTGCAGAGGAAGAGTAAGATTGCATATTAGTTGGAATAACCCGGCAGTCGTTACATGAGAAAGCAATGGGACATGATGTCTGAACAGTCGTTATCGGTTTGGCACAAATCTAACGAGCCAAAACCGCCCTGAAAGGGTTTATTGGTTTTCCATTTTTATTTCAATTTATTCTCATTCACCTATGTTGTGCGCTATAAACAATCTTGGATTTCCTCCAAAGATTAACCTCAAACTAAATATCAATATTTTCCCCATGCTTTTAGCAAAACATCTATGTTAATCTCAATATTCAAGCTAAAAGTTAGGAGTTTTTAAGTGAAGAATATAGTGATTCGCCATGTTGAAGAGGGCGATTGTGAACAAATTCGTCAGTTATACGCTAACCCGCAAGTTTACTATGGTACTTTACAATTACCTTATCCTTCTCTGGAGACATGGATAAAGCGTATTACAAATCTTTCGGCAGGATGTTTCTCTTTAGTGGCTTGTATTGATGGAGAAATTGTGGGTCAGGTTGGTATTGAAATATGCCAAAACTTTCGGCGTCGCCATGTTGCTACTTTTGGCATGGGAGTACATGCTGATTATCAGGGACAGGGTATTGGTAGTGAATTAATGGAGGCTATGCTCAATATGTGTGATAATTGGTTGAACATTGAACGCATAGAGTTGGAAGTATATACAGATAATGATGCTGCTATCGCATTATATAAAAAATTTGGATTTGAGATTGAAGGAACGGCTAAACGTCATGCTTTTCGTCATGGTCGATATGCTGATGCCTATTATATGAGTAGGATTTCAGATATTAGCGGGAAATTTCAGTCTACATTAGAGAGTTAGTTTATCAGATGAACAGAAAACAGTATTTTTTAGATATTGAGTTATTTATTACTGCCAATCATACAAAAATAGTTAATGTTTTAATTGAGAATAAAATCCTATGATTGTTTTTTTGATCTAGAATTTGATTGATGTGAATTTTGATAGATTATATTTATAATAATTTAATATGTTAATTATAAAATAATGTTATTTAATTCAAGGAGGACATATGAGTCCCAAGAATGATTTTAAAGCTTTTTCTACTAATAGTAATGCTAATGTTATAAGTCAGCAAGGATACGAAGGGAGTGCGGAATTGCAAACTGGGTTTCCACCATATTCTATGACGCCTCACATATTAAATAAGGTATTGCGTCAATCGTCAACCATATCATCTGTTGTGGCTAATTTCATTGCGACACAATCGGGCGGTGATATTCTAGATGATGGAAATGTAGCTAAACTTACCGAGCAATTAAATAAGGCATTAAAACAAAAGATCACAACAGAAATTCCCAGTGCTTCATTAAACCAATCAGGCGTTGTTCAGCTTACTGATGTTATTGGTGATAGTGACATATTGGCAGTGACACAAAAGCTTGCTCAGGAAATAGTAAATTCATTACGTGGAGATATTAATACTAGAGTACCTAATAGCCGCAAGGTGAATGGGAAAGTGCTGTCGAATGATATTAGCTTAAGTGCGAGGGATGTAGGGAGTTATGCCAAATCTGAATCTGACGCTCGATATGGTAATAAAAATACAGCCTTAAAATCTGCGAATGGCTGGTGGAAATGTGGTGATACAGGAATAATTTATCAATGGGGGGTTGTAACAGGGGACGATAATTATTTGGTTAACTTTCCTATTAGCTTTCCTAGTGCGTGTACAACTGTGGTTGCGACAACTGATGGCGGAAGAAAACCTTCACCTCCGATTGGATATCGTTGTTTTGTCGAAGTTGGTGATATTACAGCAGTATCTTTTACAGCAACAACTATTGGTGCGCTAAACACTGATTTCCGGGCGCGAGCAGTCCATTGGATGGCTATTGGATATTAACAAAGATACTTCACTAATTTTTGATATTAATTGGCTTAAGCCACCAAAGTAGAAATAGAAGAATATGGTTTTGGCATATTGTTGAGAAGGCGTGGTCTATTAGGCCGCGCTTTTATTCAATAAAAAATCCGGTAGGAAAAAATTAGTTTATTACCATATTAAAAAGACCTCTACGATATAATAAGTTTATTCTTATTATCTTTGATTGATTAATTAAAATAAAAAAATACTTTAGATTATTATTTTTTTGCCATTTAGTTAATTAATCCAAATGGAATTTTCAGAAAAAATCATAGAAATATAGGAGAAATAAAAAGCTGATAAGAGTATTTTTTAGATATTCAATCGTTTATTGCTGCCAGTCATACAAAAATAATTAATATTATAATTGAGAATGAAATCCTGTTATTGTTTTTTTGAACTAGACTTTGATTGATGTGAATTGCGACAAATCATTTTTACAATAATTTTATATGTTAATTATACAATAATATTGTTTAATTTAAGGAGAGCATATGAGTACCAAGAATGATTTTAAAGCTTTTTCTATTGGTAATAGTGCTAATCTAGTGAGTCAGGAAAGATATGAAGAAAGTCAGAATTTACAGACTGGATTTTTACCAGATAATATCTCTACTCATTTGCTAAATAAGGTATTACGTCAATCGTCGACCATAGCATCTGTCATAGCGAATTTTGTCTCAATACAAGCTAACGTGGATATTCTGGATGACGGTGATATAGCTAAACTTACCGCACAATTAAATAGAGCTTTAGAACAAAAAATCACAATAGGAATTCCTCGTGCTTCATTAACGCAAAAAGGTATTGTTCAACTTACCAATGTAGTTGGTGATAGTGATACATTAGTAGTGACACAAAAGCTGGTTCAGGAGATAGTCAACTCATTACTTGAAAAGATTAATAATAGAGTACCCAATAGTCGGAAAATCAATGGAAAGATGTTAACCGGAGATATTGATATTTCAGTAATTGATGTTGGTGCTAAAAGGCCGGGTGATATCTATTTGTCTGCACATCCTGATTTGGCTAAAGGAGAATATATTGCGAATGGAGATATTTATACGGTTGACTCAGCTGTTGGAAGGGCATTGAATAAATTATCAGACTCATATAAGGCTCATTGGGGAATCGGGCCGAATAAAGATAAAATCAATCTGCCGGATCTATTTTTTTATGGGCGCGGGGTATTTATGCGCGCCGGCATGAGACCTGGCGTGATACAGGAAGATGCGATTAGAAATATTACAGGTAGATTGGGATGGTGGAATCAAGGACTCTTTTCTAATGTCGATGGAGCATTTGGAGGTGTTAGTAATGACCTTAGAACAAGCGCCCAGGTAGGAAGATTTGATGGATATTTACATTATTCATATGCAACTTTTGATGCATCACAAGTGGTACCAACGGCAGATGAAAATCGTCCACTAAACGTCAGTATGATACCTATAATTTATTTGGGAGTATAAGGCAATGATAAATTATTATTTTGATAATACTAAACTGCATCGGCCATTTATTGGATCAGTTGATGCTAATCCGGGTAGTGAACCTCCAGTGAATGCTTTGCGAATACAACCATTATTTAAAGATGGATTTTGGCCGTGTGAAAAGTCAGGACAATGGGTGCTCGTTGAAAATAAAAAAGGCATCACTATTTATGATATTGAATCAGGGCAATCACAGGAAAATAAAGAAATCATTATTCCTGATGGTTTTACAGAACAACCAAGGCCGTCGCAATATCATAAGTGGAATGGAGAATGGTCAATTTCGAAAGATGATGAAGAAGAATGGGAAAATGATATTCAGCGAGTCGTAATTAACGACGCTGAAAATAAACAACAACAACTTTTACTCACTGTAAGTAAGAAAATAACACCACTGCAAGATGCTGTTGATTTAGATATTGCTACAGAAACTGAAAAAGATGCTTTATTAGCATGGAAGAAATACAGAGTAATGCTGAGCAGGATAGATACTTCACTGGCTCCCAATATAGAATGGCCGGAACAGCCAAAGTAACTAAAATGGCCTGAATGAACAGGCCATTTGTACAGTAGTTTTATTTGTATTGTAGTTATAATATTGAAAAATTCAGTCTGGGATATGAGATATAAAAATAAGTAATGACAAGGTGAAATGTTTTAGATGTTGAATATGAATGGCTTGAATATATTTCTAGTTGAAACTTGTTGTTTTTCTTCTTGTTGTCAATGATATAAAAATAATTATTCTTCTAAGTTAGAAGAACATTTTATTATTATTTTTATGAATTAAACTATGGCTGCCGTAAATTATGATGGCTTGCTTTGATAATAATTAAATATATAGATAATAATATTTAATCTAAGGGGTGTATATGAGTACCAAGAATGATTTTAAGGCTTTTTCTATTAGTAATGATGCTAATATAGTGAGTCAAGATAAATATGAGCAAGATCAGAGTTTGCAGACTGGATTTACGCCAGATAATATTACTAGTAATCTGCTAAACAAAGTATTACGTCAATCGTCAACAATAGCGTCTGTCGTGGCTAATTTTATTGCGACACAATCGGGCAGTGATATTCTGGATGATGGCGATGTAGCTAAACTTGCTGAGCAATTAAATAAGGCATTAAAACAAAAAATCACAACAGAAGTTCCCAATGCTTCATTAACACAAAAAGGTATTGTTCAGCTTACTAATGTATTGGGCGATAGTGACACATTAGCTGTTACACAAAAGCTTGCTCAGGAAATAGTAAATTCATTGCGTGAGAGTATTAATGCCAAGGTGCACAATACTCGAAAGATTAACGGGAAAGCATTGTCTGAGGATATCACTATTACTTCTCAGGATATTTTGGGTGGTCAGGCGATTAGTTTAGGTGATAAGGCAGATTTGAATAGCTACAAAACACCGGGAATTTATCATCAAGAGTATGATGCTCATGCTAAAAATGGCCTTAATTATCCTGAGTTTCTCGCCGGTGCTCTTGTTGTATTGAAATCAGCAGGGACGGTTCAACGTTATTTTGTCTATAATAGTAGTCGAGTATATACACGTAGTCAGTTTCATGATAATCCGTGGACGCCTTGGACTAGAGAATATAATACGCTGAATAAACCTACTGCTGAGGATATTGGCGCATATACAAAAATAGAATCTGATTCTCGATATATTGCGGGAATTCGCAAGGTGAATGGAAAATCTTTAGCTACGGATGTCACTATTACTTCTCAGGATATTTTGAGTGGGCAGGCGATTAGTTTAGGTGATAATGTAAATTTGGATTACTGTAAAACACCTGGGATTTATTATCAGGATTATAATGCTCATGCTAAAAATGGCGTCAATTACCCTGAGCCGCTTTCTGGTTCGCTTATTGTGTTGAAAGCCGCTGGAATCATTCAACGTTATTTTGTTTATAACAGCAGCCGGGTATATACACGTAGCCAATTCCATGATAATCCCTGGACTCCTTGGGCGCAGGAATATAATACATTGAATAAACCTGCGGACAGGGTGATTAGCGGGTATACAAAAGCAGAAGTAGATAACCTGGTTAATGCTAAAGGAAATAAAAATACAGCGTTGAAATCAGTGAATGGTTGGTGGAAATGTGGGGAAACCGGGGTGATTTATCAGTGGGGTATCGTGAACTGGGCAGCATATGATACACCGGTTAGTTTTCCTATCCAGTTTCCTAATGCTTGTGTAAATGTTTCGTTGACATTGGGTGATAAGTCTGATTTATCATCATCACATAATGTTGTTGCCAGACAATTGTCTGTGACAGGATTTAGTTATTGGGCATATGAGACTGAAAACTCTGCGTTTTGGTTTGCAGTAGGATATTGATATTAACCTATAATGAAAAAATAAATGTTTTTTATTTTTTCATTGCCTCTCAAAACTTAAACAGTTTAAATTAAGTGGCTATTAAAGTCTGAGTTCTGTAGTTAACGGGAGTCAGGCTTTTTAATTTTTATTTAATCCGATAGTTATTATTATCGTCAATATATTCTTTCCGTTCTGCTGTTAGATTCCCAATATATTAAAATCTCTCTAGGTAAAATAACGCTGACTTTAAGTGATCAGATATTTTAATCAGGATTTTAGATTTTAATCATAAAATTAGTTTGTTTTTGAAATAATTTAATATGTAAAATTTAGAGTTAAAATCAGATCTTTTTATATAATGTGCTGAAAAATTCAGTTTATAACTTAAAACAAGAAAGTTAGATAGAAAAATGTAGAATAAAGATGAGAATAAATTTGTGAAATTTAATTTTCGTTTTTTAAATTATATAAAAATGGTTAATATTCTGATTTATAAGAATGTTTTGTTATTGTTTTTATGAACTAGACTATTGCTGGCGTAAATTAAGAGAGGTTGTTTTTGCAATAATTAAAGGTGTTTATTGTAAATAATATTATTCAATTTGAGGATTGTATATGAGTGCCAAAAATGATTTTAAGGCTTTTTCTGTTAGTGATAATGCTAATGTAGTGAGTCAAGCAAAGTATGAAGAAAACCAGAGTTTGCAGACTGGATTTTCAGCAGATAATATTCCTGTTAATCTGTTAAATAAGGTATTACGCCAATCGTCAACAATATCATCTGTGATAGCTAATTTTATCGCGACACAATCCGGAAATGATATTTTGGATGATGGTAATATAACTAAACTTACCGATCAGCTAAATAGGGCCTTAGAACAAAAAATTGCAACAGAAGTTCCAAATGCCTCATTAACACGAAAAGGTATTGTTCAGCTTACCGATGTAGTGGGTAATAGTGATACATTGGCGGTTACGCAAAAGTTGGTTCAGGAAATAATAAATTCATTGCGTGAAAATATTAATACCAGAATACCAAACACCCGGAAAATTAATGGGAAAGTATTAACTGAGGATATTAATATTACTTCTCAGGATATCCTTGCGGGGCAGGCACATAGTTTAGGCGACAATGCGAATTTAGATAATTACAAAACACCGGGGATTTATTATCAAGAGTATAATGCTCATGCCAAAAATGGTAATAATTACCCTGAGCAGTTCGCGGGATCGCTGGTTGTATTGAAAGCGGCCGGGGTTATTCAACGTTATTTTGTCTATAACAGCAGTCGGGTATATACACGTAGTCAGTTTCATGAAAGCCCGTGGACGCCTTGGACGAGAGAATATAATACATTGAATAGACCTACTGCCGGAGAGGTTGGAGCATATGCAAAATCAGAGTCTGATTCTCGATATATTACAGGGCTACGTAAAATTAATGGAAAAGCTTTAGCTGCGGATATCAATATTACTTCTCAAGACATCTTCTCTGGGCAGTCGATTAATTTAGGTGATAACGCAGATTTAAATATTTATAAAACACCGGGGATTTATTATCAAGAATATAATGCTCATGCCAAAAATGGCGCGAACTACCCTGAGCCGTTCGCGGGGTCGCTTATTGTGTTGAAAGCGGCTGGGGTTATTCAACGTTATTTTGTTTATAACAGCAGTCGGGTATATACACGTAGCCAATTCCACGATAGTCCGTGGACGCCTTGGGCGCAAGAATATAACTCGTTGAATAAACCGTCTGACAAGGCTGTTGGGGAGAATACGGAAGTAGAATCTGATAATAATTATGTTGCTACTAAAGAAGAATTAATACAGCAAGCAGAACATGAAAAGTCTCAGTTATTGACTAAAATTAATAATCTTGTCGCTCCACTACAAGACTCTGTTGATTTAGGCATTGCCACCGAAGCAGAAAAAGCAGTTCTATTGGAATGGAAGAAATACAGGGTAGTGTTGAGCAAAGTTGATATTTCATTGGCCCCTGATGTTGAGTGGCCGGAGCAGCCGAAATAATAAAAAAATGGTCTGAATAAACAGAACATTCATATAATGATTTTTTTGATGTCGGGGATAATATACTGAAATATTCAGTCTGGAACTTGAAATGGAAAATTTGCAATAGGAAATTGGAGTCTAATAGGCGTGAATTTAGGTAAATCGTCTACGTAATGAATTAATATACTAATTGTAAAATAATATAATGGGGAGATATGAGTATGAAAAATGATTTTAAAGCTTTTGCTATTGATAGTGGCGCTAATGTGGTTAGTCAACAACTCTATGAAACAGATCCGAATTTGTCGCGTGGGTTTCCAGACCGGCAGTATATTGATAATCACATGCTAAATAAGATATTTCGCCAAACATCAGCAATAACATCGGTTGTAGCTGATTTTATTGCGACACAATCTGGTGAGGATGTTTTAGATGATGGTAATGTAACTAAACTCACCGCACAGTTAAATAAAGCTTTAGAACAGAAAGCGATAACAGGAATTCCTAATGCTTCATTAACACAAAAAGGTATTGTGCAACTTACCGATGTGATTGGTGATAGTGATACATTGGCGGTGACGCAAAAGCTGGTTAAGGTAATAGTTAATTCATTACTTGAAAATATTAATGGCAGAGTACCTAATAATCGGAGAGTCAATGGGAAGGAGTTGACTGAGGATATTACACTTTCCGCGATTGATGTTGGTGCTAAACGACCGGGTGATATCTATTTATCTGCACATCCGGCATCAGATTTAGCTAAAGGAGAGTATATTGCGAATGGTGCTGTTTATCCAATTGATTCTGCTGTTGGTAGAGCATTAAATAATTTATCTGATGCATATAAGGCGGCATGGGGAATTAAACTGAATGGTGATAAAATCAATCTCCCTAATTTATTTGTTAATGGAAAAGGAATATTTGTGCGAGCAGGCTTGCAGCCTGGTGTAATACAGGGAGATGCGATTAGAAATATTACAGGTAATTTGGGATGGCAAGCGCATGGGCTTTTTACTCGTACCAGCGGCGCATTTTATGGTGTTAGAAGTACCGCAACAGTCATTGCTGCGGGAACGAGTGCTAATAGTAATCATGGATATTCAGCATACGCCACTTTTGATGCGTCAAAGGTAGTACCAACGGCAGACGAGAACCGCCCGTTAAATATCAGTATGATACCGGTAATTTATTTAGGCGTATGAGGTTATAGTATTTATTGAATTTTCTGATACAGCAATCCTTTGGTGAATATCCTAAGAATATAGCTAGAGTTTAAATATGGATTTTGGCTATATATGAATATTATTGAAAGTTATAAGTAAAAATCTCTGTTAACTGGCCTGAATAAATGGGATTTTTATTCGGGTCATTTTTTGTTGCTATAATTAAAATATTGTAAAATTATATTCTTGATTTAAAGATAAAATAATTTCAGGAAAAAATAAAGATATGAAAAATAATAATTTATAATGTTGAATATAATGATTTTATGGATGCTTTTGATTGCAATATATCGGATTATTTATTGTTGGCAATTATATAAAAATAGTTACTCCTTTTAGTTATAAAAATATTTCATTATTGTTTTTCTAAACTAGACTATTATCGATATGAATTGTGAGAAATCATCTTTAGTGATAGTTCAATATGTTTATTATGAAATAATGTCATTTAATTTAAGGAGATGTATATGAGTGCCAAAAATGATTTTAAAGCTTTTGCTATTAGTAATAACGCTAATGTGTTGAGTCAACAAGGCTATGAAGTATATCCGGAGTTGTTAATTGGGTTTCCAGACAATCAGTATATTCCTAATCACGTATTAAATAAGATATTGCGTCAAACATCAACTATATCATCTGCTATAGCTGATTTTATTGCGACAGAATCTGGCACTGATGTTTTGGATGATGGCAATGTACCTAAAATCACCTCACGCTTCAAAAGCGTATTAGAACAAAAAATTGCAAAGTGTTGTAATCTTAATGTGAATACGGCTAACAAGGTTGTGAATGGTTGGTGGAAATGTGGTGATACTGGAATAATTATTCAGTGGGGCCAGGCAAACGGCTCTATGAATATAAATGATTATAGAAATTTCCCGATTCCATTCCCTAATGCTTGTTTCCAGATCGTTGCAACATATTCTGAGTTTGAAAATGCTGGCGCTGGAGTTGCTGCTTTACCTGTTTCTGCAAGTCAATTTATTATAACATGCAGAAATGGTGCATCCCAGTTAGCAGGTAATTTTGTAAGATATTTGGCGATAGGATATTAATCATGTATTTTTATAGTGCAAAGACAAATGCATTTTACCCTGTAGAATTAGAACAGAATTATATTGCTTCTGGTTCATTGCCCGATGATATTATTGAGGTTAGTATTGATATTTATCAAGAATATGCCGCGAATAATGCGCCAGAAGGAAAGTATCGTATAGCAGGTCAGAATGGTTTACCAGAATGGGCTGATATTCCTCCGCCAACAAAAGAAGAGTTGCAGAAGTATGTTGAAAGTAAAAAACAACAGTTTATTATGGAGGCCAGCCAGCAGATGGCGCCATTACAAGATGCTGTCGACTTAGGGATTGCGACTAAAGAAGAGGAAGCGGCTCTATTGGGATGGAAGAAATATAGAGTAATGCTGAACAGGATTGATATTTCACAGGCTTCCGATATTGAATGGCCGGAACAACCGAAATAATGAGAATGGACAGAATAAACAAGCCATTCATACAATGGGTTATTTAATGTTAGGTCATAAGTTTGACTTAAAATCAGCATATAATATTGTTGAAAGACAATTGTCTACAACAGAATTTAATTATTAAATATGCCCTAAATAAATCTTTGTGTTTTGGTTTTTAACATAATATTGATATATGTTTACAGTAAAAAATAAATGCTTTTTATTTTTAGTTGTTATCCTAAAACCACCTCTTGGCGAGGTGGTCTTTTACTCAGTCCGTTTTATTGGTTTTATAATTAAAATATTGTAATGTTGTGTTCGTAACTAAAAAAAGATTGAAGGTGATGTTGAATACAATGAGTTTTGGAATGTTTTGATTATAATTTTGGGGGTTATTGATCTCAATTATGAGAAATCATCTTTACTGATAGCTCAATATGTTTATTATGAAATGATGTTTTTTAATTTAAGGAGATGTATATGAGTACCAAAAATGATTTTAAAGCTTTTGCTATTGATAGTAATGCCAATGTGCTCGGTCAACAAAAATATGAAATATATCCGGATTTGCTGGTTGGATTTCCTGATGAACAATGTATTCCTAATCACGTATTAAATAAAGTATTGCGGCAAACATCAACCATATCATCTGTTGTAGCCGATTTTATTGCGACAGAATCTAACAGTGATGTTTTGGATGATGGTAATATAGCGAAACTTACTACGCAATTAAACAAAGCATTAGAACAAAAAATCAAAGCAGAAGTAGAATCTGATAATCGATTTATTCGGTTAAATACGAATACAAAAACATCTGGTTGTATTTTATCTAAGACAGCAAATTTATTTGACGATCAATCGCTGCGGGATTTGTCATTATCAGGTTTCTTGCGTCCAAATGGTTGGGCGGACTTAGGTGGTTTGGCAATTCATGTAGCTCACCCTAGTGCGGGGATTCAGCACTCAAGAGGAATTTCGTTTGAATACGGTAGTACATCTGGAGGTCAAGAGGGGTTTGGAATACATACGTATGCATTTGACAAAGATGGTAAGTTTAAAGGTAAAAAAAGAATTTTAACGGAAGATGATCGTAATAAAGCGATATTATCGGTAAATGGATGGTGGAGATGTGGTGATACTGGAATGATTTATCAATGGGGTAATGTACCTATTGATGATAATCAGGGAAAAATTGTAAATTTACCTATTTCATTTCCAAATAGGTTATTATCTCTTCATGTGACAGCTATTTCATCAGCACCAAACAAAAATATTGATACTTCTGCTTATGGAAAACCATTAAATAACTCTCAGATACATGTTTCTGTGTCATCAAATTACCGTGATAATGATGTAAGTAGTGTTTATTTTTTTTCTATTGGTCATTAAGGAGAAGAAAAAGTGTATTATTATAGTGCCAAAACAAACGCATTTTACCCCATAGAGTTGCAACAAAATTATATTGCTTCTGGTTCATTGCCCGATGATATTATTGAAGTTGATTTTGATATTTATCAAGAATACGCTGCGAATAATGCGCCAGAAGGAAAATATCGTATAGCAGGTCAAAATGGTTTACCGGAATGGACTGATATTCCTCCACCAACGAAGGAAGAATTGCAGCAATATGTTGAAAGCAAAAAGCAACAATTTATTTTGGAAGCTAGCCAGAAAATAGCACCATTACAAGATGCTGTTGATTTAGAGATTGCGACTAAAGAAGAGGACGCGGCTTTATTGGTATGGAAGAAATATAGAGTAATGCTGAACAGGATTGATATTTCACAGGCTCCTGATATTGAATGGCCGGAACAACCAAAATAACGAAAGTAGCTTGAATAAACAGGCCATTCTTATAATGGTTTTGTTAACATTGGTTAACAAATCTAACCTGAGATCAGCATACACTGGATGTTTTAAATCAAGCTGCTATTAAAGTCTGAGTTCTGTATTTAACAGAGCTCAGATTTTTTAATCTCAATATCAAATTAGCGATGCTTGAAGAACTTATCCAATTCCGTATGAGGGAATAAATAGATGTGCCCAGATTATTCACAGTCGTGTAGCATCGGGCAGATTTTTTCCAGATGACTTTGAGGAAATCAAGAGTTGAAAATACAATTAGCCTCCAGAGGAAAGAATTGTAAGTTAGAAAAAATTCAGGTTGTGATTTTATCTTTAATGTATTTAAAATAATGCTGAAAAATCACCAATAGGAGTAGTGTATGAGAACACTAATAGGTTTTTTGGCATTAATACTGTGTGGTGTGTCATTCCTATCATTCGGTGCGAGCTTTGATTGCGCAAAAGCCACCAGTAAGGCTGAAAAGTTAATTTGCTCGACCCCGGCATTATCCCAAGCTGATGACAACCTATATATTAATTACCTTCAGGCCAAACTGGCTACAGGCAACAATGCGGACTTTAAAGCTTTGGTAAAACAGAATTGGGAACTTCGCGAAAAATGCGTGGCAGTTGAATGTCTTCAAGACTGGTATCACCGGTCATCGGAAATGTACAGAAAGATTGCCGCAGATAAAGCAACAGAGAACTGTTATAAAGAAAGGCAAAAAATTACTCTTGATGGCACATTATTAAGGATCACCTATCCCGGTCCACCAAATTACGAAAGTGTGGAAAACGGGGATAGCCCTGAAACTTATTGGGTGTTGCAACCGGATAAGGTGATAAAATGCGCTACAGGGGCCCCAGAATGGGGGGATCGTAGTCTGATGCAACTGGTGGTTGAGGATGAGTTTTATACCGTGTATCGAAGCCTTATTGGGCACCGCGTGAAAGTAACCGGAACCATTATGTACGCGGTTACTGGACATCACCATACACCGATAATGCTTGAAACCCAACGAATTGAAGCTGCTAAATAATTTGGAAGTAATTAACGCAGGTATTTTGCTGAGCAATATCTAAGATCTAAGGAATGGATCTTAGTCGATTTGGATGAAAAGAATTGGATTGGTTATTAAGATAAACTTCAACAAGGTTTGCTTGGTCAATACTAAACGTATTGCACTCATCTCTATACGGTCTGTATAGATCTAGCTACCCTGATGCATAGAAGAGGAGAAGAAAAATGAGATTACGTTGCATGGCTTATCGTCAAGATGGGGTGTATGTAGCTGCCTGTTTGGATCTTTCTTTGGCCGCTCAGGGTGACAATATAGATGAAGCAGTAAATAAACTCGAAGTCCAGATTGAAGATTATCTCAATGAGGTGAAATCAGAACCTCGGTACGCCAAACAAATGTTAAACCGAAAAGTGCCACTATCTATGTGGTTTAAATATTGGCGAATTGCCTTTCGAATTTTTATGAACAGAAAAGACTATGGCATGGCTAAAGTTTTTAATGAGCGGTGCGAACCCGCTATAGTTTCCAGATATTGAATATAGATTTTTGGATATATTTTGAATATCAAAATGTTGAGCTATGTATTGCTGCCAATTATAAAAAATAGTTAACCTTATAAATTAATAAAAAAGCTGCATTATTTTTTTCTGAACTAGACTTTTATTAGCGTGAGTTGTAGGGGGATTGTTTTTACAATAATTCAATATGTTGATTATTAAATAATATTATTTAATTTAAGGAAGGTTTATGAATCATAAGAATGATTTTAAAGCTTTTTCTATTAGTGATAATGCAAATATAGTCAGTCAAGAAAAATATGAGGCAAATCAGAGTTTGCAGACTGGGTTTTCACCAGATAATGTTCCCACACACTTGTTAAATAAGGTATTACGTCAAGCGTCAACGGTATCATCTGCCGTGGCTGATTTTATCGCGGCACGATCTGACAATGATGTTCTGGATGATGGAAACATAGTCAAACTCACAGCTCAATTAAATAAAGCATTAGAACAAAAAATTACAACAGATATTCCTGGCGCCTCATTAACACAAAAAGGTGTTGTTCAGCTTACAAATGTAATTGGCAATAGCGATACATTAGCGGTTACACAAAAGCTTGTTCAGGAAGTAATAAATTCATTACGCGAGTATACCCGCGAAGAGATAGATAATCGGATTAAAACAGCTAATGAGATTCCTGTTGGTTCACCTATTCCGTGGCCGTTGCCTTATCCACCTATCGGCTATCTCACTTGTAATGGTGCATTCTTTAATAAATTACAGTATCCGAAGTTGGCGGAAGTTTATCCTGACGGTAGATTACCCGATTTAAGGGGAGAATTTATCCGGGGCTGGGATGATGGAAGAGGGGTAGATCCATCTCGTTCATTATTATCATGGCAAGAAGGGTCTTATTTGGTACAGGAAATTTATGAGCCTGGTGATAATATTCTTACCTTCTCACTCAATGATCGTGGAAAATTGAAGTGGGATGTTCCCGAAAGTAGCAATATTTCGACAAGAATTAAATGGATTGAAAAGACTCATCTCGGGGAAGCGAGTAAGGATTATATAGGAGTGTCAAGACCTCGTAATATTGCATTTAACTACGTCGTCAAGGCGGGAATAATAGTGACACAAGAATCTATCTTAGATTCAGAAATTGCCATATTAGGTGAAGACGGATTAGCGACTCAAGCCGGCTGGATAAAGGTTTATCATGTTAATCCTTATTCGAGAGAATTTGCTGGAACTAATTTTGAATATGTCGCAAAAGGTGTGGGTTTATCAGCGCGTTCTTACCCTGATGCGCCAGAGCTTCCTGATTCTGATAATATGGCTATTTGTCGCAGTGAAGACGGTAAGCGTTGGGAAATTGTCCCTGACCACCGAGGGAAAATTGTTTACAACAAACAAACCCGTGCACAGCAAGAAGTTACTGAACTGGGTGAGCTGCCAGAAATTCTGACATTCAAGAAACCTGATACCGATTACGATAGATGGGATGGTAAAGAGTGGGTAGTTGATAAAGACTTACTCAAGTCTCATCAAATCAATGAAGCAAAAGAGAAGCAGGCAGCACTGTTACAACAGGCAAATGAAACACTCTCATTGTTGCAAGACTCGGTTGATTTAGAAATTGCTACCGAAGCAGAAAAAGCCGCTTTGCAGGAGTGGAAAAGATACAGAGTATTACTCGCTCGTGTAGATATTTTACAAACGCCTGATATTGAGTGGCCGGAGATGCCCAAATGA